GATTTACCGCAACGCCTAATCGTGGCGATGGCAAAGGTCTGCGCTCTGTATTCAACAACTGCGCACATCAGATCGAATTGGCTACGCTGATCCGCGAAGGCTTCTTAGTACGTCCTAAGAGCTACGTCATTGATCTGGGAGTGGGTGACCAGCTTGATAAGGTCACAAAGCGCGGCAAAGAATACGATATGGAAGAAGTGGCGGCTATCATGGATCGCCAAGTCATTAACAATCGTATTGTCACTGAGTGGCAAGACAAGGCAGGGGATCGCAAGACCGTTGTATTCTGCTCTACTGTAGCGCACGCCGAACACGTTTGTGACGCATTCGTTGCGGCTGGTATAAAGTCAAACTATGTAACGGGTGAGACTGAAAAAGATGAACGCGCAAAGATGCTGCACGATTTAGAATTTGGTGATACGCAAGTGATCGTCAACGTGGCAGTTCTGACAGAAGGCTTCGACGCTCCGCCTGTGTCCTGCATTATCCTAACTCGACCGTGTTCTCAAAAGGGAACAATGGTTCAGATGATTGGTCGCGGTCTACGCATTCTTGATCCTGAGTTATACCCAGATATCATAAAGACTGACTGCGTTGTTATGGATTTCGGTACGTCAATAATCACTCATGGTGGTTTGGATGAGACAGCCAACTTAGATGGCGCAGAGAAATCTGTGGGAGGCGAAGCTCCGACTAAGGTATGTCCTGACTGCGAAAGCGAAGTATCAGCTAATACCCGCATATGCCCATTCTGCGAACATGAGTTTGAGCGCAAAGTAAAAGACGCGCTAGAAAACTTTGAGATGACAGAATACGATCTTATGCAACTGTCTCCGTTTATGTGGATCGACCCATATGGTAACGGCTCTGCAATGATGGCTATGGGCTTCAATGGCTTCACTCTGGTGGGCAACATAGGAAAATACTGGATAGCCATCGTAAAGGCTAAGAACGGGCGTCCTAGAGTTGTCTCCATAGGCGAGAAGGTACAAGCGATGGCGGCAGGGGATGACTTTTTGCGCGAAATAGAGGATAGTAGCGCAGCGAATAAAACAAAACGCTGGTTAAATCAGCCTGCTTCGGAAAAGCAAAAGGAGCATTTAGCAGGCAATGGCGTTATTATTAACATGATGGATTTCTCTTGGACAAAGTATAAGGCAGCTTGCTGTTTGAATTATTACTGGAATAGGGACAACATCGACAAATTAATCGCAGACAACTGGAAAAAACTAACGGGGGAAGACTACAAATGAATAGAAGCGAAGTATTAGATTTAGCCAAGAAATATATAACCAAGGATCGCAATTCGACTCATGGCGATATGGAAGATAACTTTACATTAATAGCCGAATACTGGGGATTGCACTTAGAATTTCATATCAATGCCCATGATGTTGCCGTGATGATGACTTTATTAAAGCTGGCAAGATTAAAATCTAACCCACAAAATTCTGAAAATTGGGTGGATGGATGTGGCTATCTTGGATGTGGCGGAGAATTAGCCATAAAAGAAGATGATGCCTAGATTTGAAATGCACCTTATGATCGCTGAGAAATCAGAAGATAAAGTCGAAACAATTGAATATGAGTTGGTTTGTTTTGTAAATGATCATTCTGATCTAATTGAAGTCGAGTCTTCCGCTAACAGCGTAATTAGAGACCATTTGGAAGACGCAGATAATGTCGTTTTATTTGGAACGGCAAGTATCGAAATAAAAGGCAAAGAAGTTTTTACCATAGCGTTTCAAAATAAAGACGCAGACCAAGATGAAGTAAACAGCATAATGAATTTGTGCGTATTAGGGAAGGAAACCATACATTGAGCGGAGTTGATACAGCACCAATGCCCATGAAAGAATTGAGTTTTATATTGGGTAAGTTTGGTTGGAACACAAGGTTCTCTGATCTTACAGAAGAACAAGTTCAAACACTTATATTTGGAATACAAGAATCGAAACGTCTAGCAGCGGAGATTGACATTGGATACCTCGAAGACACTTACTTTAAGTCAACAGGCGCTTGGCCCTCTACTTCAATCCCATTCTAGGTCTGATCCTTTAGCGGATCAAATTAAGGATGCTGTTGATAAGGGCATAGTGGCAGGGGAAGAAAAGCGTGAAAGACGGGCGTACATTGGTGCGTCAAGCATTGGTGATGAATGCCAGCGGAAAATACAGTATCGCTATCTAAACTACGCCATTGACCCTGACAAAGCATTTACGGCACGCACGTTGCGTATCTTTCAATTCGGACATGAGATTGAAGACTACGCCGCGAAGTGGCTTAGAGATGCAGGCTTTGACTTGCGTACTGAGCAGAAGGACGGGAAGCAGTTTGGTTTCTCAATCGCTAATGGCGAGATCAAGGGACACATAGATGGCGTGGTCTGTGATGGGCCTGTGGATATGAAATATCCTAGCTTGTGGGAGTGCAAGTCGGCCAATGATAATAAATTCAAAGCTTTTGTTAAGCATGGGGTTGCTAAAGCGAACCCAGTTTATGCTACGCAAGTAGCTCTTTATCAGACCTATATGGATTTATATGATAACCCTGCATTGTTTACTGTGGTTAATAAAAATACTTCTGAAGTTTATTATGAGCTTATCCCGTATGACCACAATCTAGCTCAAGAGGCTAGTGATAGGGCAGTAAACATATTGACGGCGGCAAAAGCTGGTGACATTCTACCGCGTATTGCTCGAAGCAAAGATTTCTTTTTATGCAAGTGGTGTGAGTTTAACAAAACTTGTTGGGGATCATAAAAAAATGTGAGGTGCGCTTGGTCGGCGGCAACTCACATTTTATAGGTGGAACAGGTTATATAGGGGCAAAGTAATGAATGTTTTAAGTTTTGGCAAGACAACAAAAGAAGTCGCAGAAAGAATTTCAAAAGAAGTTCCTCGTAGCGTCCAGTTGCAAATATTAATGGATACATATCCATCAGGGGTAGTTCGTGGCAAAGAGTTCTTTATAGGCTCATTAAACGGTGAAGCTGGCAAGTCACTGAGGATTAACATTGACCTGACTAGCCCTTGGTTCCTGAAGGGGATGGACTTTGAATCAGGGGATGGCGTTGGTGGTATCTGCAAAATCCTAAAAGAAGGTCGTGGATACGATATGAAAGAGTGTGTGCAAATGCTCTCTGATTATATTCCGCAGGACTATGTTGCGCCTCCTGAAAACATCGTTAAGCCGAACAATCCACAAAGCTTTACCGTATCAACAGAACCTCACAAACCCGAACAAAAGACATCTATTAGCCCAAGTACGCCGTTCGAGAAAGAATATACCTACACGGACGCCGATGGTGTAGTGATCGTGTCCGTCCGCAAATACTATGACCGGGACGAAACCGGGGGAATTGTTCGGGATAGCGCCGGGAAACCTAAAAAGCAGTTCCGTCAATTCATGAATGGTCGCCAAGGTGTCCCTGAACCCAGACCCCTGTATAACATCCCGAACATATTGGACGCGAACAAAATCATATGGGTCGAAGGCGAGAAATGCGCCGATGCTTTAAATGCGCTGGGATATACTGCAACTTGTACCATTGGTGGTGCTGGAATGCTGTCTGAGAACACTGCAAGCAAGTTCGACTTCTCGCATTTGCGCAACAAAGATGTAATTCTATGGCCTGACAATGACGAGGCTGGCAAGAAATTAGCCCGTATTGTTGAGACTCAAGCAAAAGCAGCGGGTGCTAAATCCACCTTAATGCTTAAAATACCCTCTGCCAAAGAAGAAAAATGGGACGCCGCTGACGCAATAGAAGAAGGCTTTAACATTGACAAGATGTTGGAGACTAATGAAAACAAGGTAAAGAAACCTATCAGTCTTGTAGACGATAGCCTTCTGATCAACGAATACTTTGTTGGCTCCGCTCCTGAACAACACTTTCTTATTGGCGATACAATACCTCTTGGCGTTCCTGTTGTGTTTGCTGCGGCTGGTGACAGTGGTAAAGGCATGATGACACTAGACTTAGCCATGAAGGTGGCCTCTGGGGCTTCTATGCAAAGCGCATTCGGTGGGTTGGTTGCAGAGCATGGTGACGTAATTCTAATCACTGCCGAGGATGACAAGGACGAGATGCACAGACGTATCTCAAGGCTTGATCCTAACAAATACCGCGAACACTATGAACACAAGCTACGCATTCTTCCTCTGCCCAACCTTGGCGGTGTGTTCCCAATCATGCAGAAATTCGACAACTCCTACCTGATGGGCGAAGAGTTTTCTCGCATCTACGAACAGATGTTGGAGATGGAAACTCTCAAACTGATAATTATTGATCCTATGGCATCTTTTGTTCACGCGGATGTAAACTCCGATCCAGCAGCGGGAGCGGCCTTTATGAGCTTACTCGCACAGATGGCAACCGAAACTGGCGCAACAGTTATGGTCAATCACCATATGTCTAAAATCAGGGACAGTGAGCCTGTCACAACTCCAGAACAAGCGCGTAATCTTATTCGTGGTACATCTGCGATTGTCGATGGTGTGCGCTCCGCGTTTGCCGTTTGGTCTGTAGATGAAAGTACAGGGCGTCAGCGTTGCCGTGATCTGCAACTAGATTACGCACGGAACGCCGTGTTCGATGGTGCTGTTGTGAAATCAAATGGCCCAGCTAATCGTGAGATAAGACATTTTATCCGTAACCCGAACACAGGATT